ATATCGTTCTTCCTTTATTGTCATGGTAATAAAACCTTTGTAGTTATCGACCTTGTCCTCGATACTTTTTACGTCCTGCATATTTCTTTCCTGTGAAGGTTCGCTGCTTGCGTGGTTTAAGAAGGAAGTAATCCCTACTATTATCTGCTTTCTTCGCCATAGTCTTCATCCTCTACTCTGAATGTTATATAGTTGTTATCATAGTGCCAGTCAATAGGCTCGATATCCTTTGATCTAAGACTATTTAATAACTTAATAATGTCTTGACTAGGGGATATACTCTTGTTTCGTATAAATACTATTGATCTCATTTGATAATGTCTCTATTTTATTTGCCCTCATGAGAGCTTGACTACGAAACTTATTCCGTTCCATAGTCAACTCTTCAATGATTTGTTTTGCATGAGCAAGTTCTTGTTGAAGTAATCCTATTTGGTGGTATAAAGCAGTTTCGCTCATGGTAGCACCTCAAAGTCAATGTTTTTGTTATTATACTCTAACCGCGTAGTCTCATGGTTGTATTTAACCGAACCCGCTGGTCCTGTCTTACCAGAAAAGCGGCTCTTGAGTACGATGAACTCAATAGTATTTCTAACTTCTTCATTTTCATTAGCCATATCTCTAGAGAACCCGATAATATCGAAAGAGATTTGCTTGATGGATCCAGAGCCTTTGATATCATCCATGCTAGGTAGCTTACCTTGCTCGAATGTGGTACCGCCGCCCTGTACTTTCCGTAAATGAGATATAACTCCAAGCCAGATGTCATGCTTCTTAGTAATCTTAAGTAGGTCTGACATAACCTTGTCGATAGCCTCATTGCCAGAGTAACCTTCTGCGCCCTCTGATACTGCAATCGTAATGTGATCGAGAATAAGATACTTACAACCCATAAGAGCCATATATTCAATCTTATCAATGAGTGACTCATCACCAACAGAACCTTGGTGATCAAGTAATACAAGCCGTTCACTACCAAACACCTCCTTTGATGCTGCTTCCTGTATATCGAGTGGTACATCGAACTCTTGCAGGTTTTGTTTAAGTTTCATCTGAATAAACTTCTCTGCGGTATCGCCAATACTCTCTTCAAGAGAGATCATACCTACCTTATAACTAGTTTTATCTAATAAGTCAAGTACAATTTCTTTAATGACGGTACTTTTTCCGCTGCCAGTACCAGAAGTAAACAAGGTTATCTCACCGAAGCGCATACCCTTAGTCTTATCATTGATACCGTCTAAGCAATCCGGATAAGGAACTGACTCAGTAGCTTGTCGAGCTAGGTATTGTTCCCATACAGGTTCGTGGCCTACCACAATACCCGCTGGACTATAGGGTTGTGCATCCCATACAGCACGCATAACACCGTCTTTACCTGCAGCTACGTACAACTCACAGGGATCTTTAGCTACGCTACCTAAAGAAGCTATCTTTACTTTATCGATACCGATAATATTAGCGGCATCTTTGATAGCCTTCTGTCCTGCAGCATCATTGTCAAAGAATAAAACAACTTCCTCAAAGGATCTAATCCATGTCCGAGCATGAAGAAGACTCTTAAGGTTAGAAGCACTTGCTACCGAGATGACAGGATAGATTTTATTATAGTGGTCATACGAAGCTTGCGCGACCGCCATCGCATCGAACTCGCCTTCAGTGATGACGAGTCTCTTTCCTCCCGCATGAAAAGCGTGAACGCCGAAAGGCCAAACATCTTTAAAGTCTCCTACTGTCTTGAATTGTTTAGGTAATGTTCTTGTTTTGTAGGCAATGGGGTGATGTGTATCCGCATAATAAGGATAGTTATAGGCAATAATATTGCGGTCACTATCATAGTTAACACGAACACCGTAGTGTTCTGCAATAGTTTTAGTTATCCTACGGTCTTGTACACCACGACAATCGCCGAGGTTTGCTTCAAATAGCTCGAGGCTAGGTGTGTTAGTATCAAGAGGCATTTCCTCTTCCTTTCCAATTTCTTTTTCATAGTGGTTACATACATAACAGTAACCGTGTCCATCATCGTATACAGCAAAGCCATCGCTTGAAGGACAAGCGGGACAAGCTGTCTTACCTATTTCTTTACTCTCCGTATATTCTATCTTCTTTGGCATATCGAGCTTCCTTCCTTCGGTTTCTAGCTCTATCTGACTTCATAATCTTTTCAGCTTTCTGCTGCTTGTTATTGAACAGATCAATTAGATCTTCATCCCAATCTTCTTCAGTTACCTCTGAACGTTCATTAGGGATAACCTTATACTTCCTAATGTCATTGTGGTAGGGGTTGCGAATAGTCTTTGGCGATTTCAATTTGTCTCTCCATATCCTTCATTGCAGGTTTAAACCTAATTTCATGTACCCATTTATTATACCACTCATCAGAGCATAGGGCATGTGTAATCATAATCATATAGGCTTCCATATAACTAAGATCACCTTTCATTGGGCAAGAGAACAAGATATCGAAAGTAAAGTTCTCTTTACCTGCTTTAGTTATTTTTTCGTTGAGTTCTGAGGAAGAACTAGTATAGCCCTTCCAGCTAGTATGCAGTGTTTTAACGCCGATATAGCGTCTATCATTACGTTTATCCGTGATGATATAAAGAAAGCCATGATGTGATTCATCAAAGACCTCTGGATTAAGAATATTCCAGTGACTTTCTACTTCAATGTGACCCCGAGGATCGTCAGCAATCGTTGGTGTCTTACCCTGATAAAAGAAAACAGTGATTGGACCTTTAAATCCTTTCTTTAGTTTAAAGCGTTTCTTATTTCTACGCTTACACCGTATTTCACCGTGTTCTTTTGTGATAATGCCACACCAGTCGTTACTATCGAACTGAGTAACACGTTCAACTTGTACGTTATGCCAACGTTCATGGTTGTTAAATCGAGAAGTAGTCATCATGACTCCTTAGAATATGAATACCGTTTGCTGTTTCCAATAGCTTTTCTTTCCAGTCAACACGACCGTATTTAGCTCTGTATGCAGCAAGTACTCTATGTTTACGTCTACCTAGCGGTACACCGTTAAGCATCTTCTCTGCTTTCTTTGGCCCTACTTTAGGTAGCCCTGGAAGGTTATCTGTTGGATCACCCTTTAACATCTGAGTCCAATAAAATAAATCAGCTGCGTCAACATCAATCTCATAGAAGGTCTCCTTATGAGGGTTGTAGTGTTTCCCCGGAATACAATCAAGATCCTTATCGATATGTACTATAGTAAAGTCTACGTTGAGTGATGCACACTCAGTAGCTTTAATACGTACCATGTCATCAGCCTCCATACCATCTGAAGGTATAGCTAAGCCTTCTTCGACAATACGCTCCATTAGTGGACGAAAGAACTTAGCATCATCCGGTGGATCCTTACGATTAGCCTTATAGTTAGGGCAAAGTTTATGGCGAAAGTTATCTTTACCTCCGCAATAAGCAACGTGTTCATCAGCCCAGACTGGTGTTATCCAGTTCTGATTTATTAAATGTTTATAATTACTTAACGCTGATTCGACAGACTCTTGCTGCCATGCTGCTTGATAGATGCAGCTGTCAGTGTCTACTATCGCTAACATTATTCATGTCCTTTCGATTGCCAATATTCGTTCCATGCATCTACTACTACTTCAGTGAATTCAGAGTCGCTATACATTGGTAGTAAATGTCTATACTCTCCGACTTCAGATAAGAAATCTTCTACAACCTCACAGTCATAAACAAGATCAATTGCATGATCCCAAAATCTTTCTTCCATTTCTAGTACCAATTCTTTCATTCTACCCATGACAGTTCCTTTCTAATGAACGTCTGCATAACAGTTACCAATGACACCATCGCCATCCATACACTGCACATTGAATTGTTTAGGTGCTTCTTTAAATGACTCAACACAGATCTCTAGTACTCTAGCTGCATCACTTTCTTTAGCAACCCATGCCATTTCATCGTGATAGAAGATAACCGGATATGCATCCAAGCCTTCTTCTCGTATCTTATGCATGGCATAACCAACAGCTGCCTTACAAGTGATAGCCTCTGCTGATTGTAGTAGATAGTTTAAAGCCTGAT